CACATCTTGTTATTGAAGTATTTTAAGTCGTCAATCTCACCTAAGTTACTGCCGCCTGGCAAGGTGTCAACGCTGCTGCCGCGGCCGTCTGCTGTTTGTGGAAAGTAATAATCTTCGTTGATGCTGAGTGGATTATAACTGCTGTCCATTATGTTTTGGCCGCTACCGCCGCCAGTGTTGCTAGGGATCCTGCGTTGATGGATTTCGTTTTTGACACGTTCCACAAAGGCCATGGCCATGTGACTAGGCATGTTACCCACGTCAATTTTAAAAATTCTACGTTCAGGTGCACGGCTTACTCGATAAATCAGTACAGCATCTTCCAACAGTTCTTTCTGTTTAAACACACGGAATATTGTTTCCAACACACTCATGGAAAACGGCCAATAAAAGTCTAATCCTTCGCTGAGTCCCAGGTGCACTATATGTTTGGCATCAATTACACACTCGTTCATGGCAGCACTGAAACGTGAACCGCCGGATCCAGCACCTGCACCGGCTGCATTAGGTGCCGAGTAGTTGTAAGGTGCTGTATAACCACCCGACGGTGAATTTGATTGATAATCAGTTGTGGTCTTAGCTGCAACTGTTAAGTTTTGAAAATTAGGATTAATATCACGAATCACATACTGCTCGGGACGTTTGCCTTCGCTTTCGTTTACAATCACACGGGCAACTTTGGTCATATCAACCCAGTACATTTCAAATGTTTCTGGATCACGCACAAACACCTGGTCCCCGTACTTGATGGTATTACGAAAAATACGGAACATGCGTTGATCTAACTTGTTTAATTTAACCCATTGCTGCAACTGTTTTTTGATAATATCAATTTCGTGATCTGTGGGTTTGTCAGTATACTTGACTTGAAAAGGTACTTGTTCGTCGCCCACTGTCTGTGTACAAAATTCAGACAAAATATCTAAGCAAGCATTGATTTCGGTGTCTGAGTCCATGTTTTCGTACTGATTATAGCGTTGAATACGGTTTGGATGCCCAGTATAAACTTCTGGCAGTCGACTGGCATAGTTGCGGTACACAATATCAGCATGCCCTTGCACAGGACTACGGCCATCGTTGCGTCCGTACCCCGGTAAGCCGTCGGCCCCTTTGCCACTTAATGGACTAAGTTCACCACCTACATTAGCAACTTTAAAATATTTTTTCCAAGACATATTATTTGTTTTCCACGATCATATACTTATTCGTTATGCATTTTGCACTTGAATTAATCTGTTGATAGCAGCAGTTTGGTCTCGTTGAGCACTGATCATTTCATTTAACAAATCTGGAACTTGGGATCCGCCTGTGTCGCCGCCTGCTGTACCCAGCGAATCTTTAAGGCTTGCTATACTAGTTGAAATAGCATTTGAAGTAGCAGCACCTTGTTCTTTAATAGCAGCCACCAAATCAGAAGGGGCTCCTGGTGTACCGGGCATTCCTGGTAATACAGGACCGGCAATTCCGCCCGGCGGAGTGGCACCACCAAACAGTCCAGCAATTCCACCACCCAATTGCGGACCTAAGAATGCAGACATAATAGATTCTAATGGAGATTGCGCAGGAGCTGCTGCCATTGGCGGTGTACCCGGTGCTGCTGCGGCCATAGGTGGTGCACCTGGTGGCACTGCTCCGGCGACTGCAGTTGGTGCACCCGGTGCTGCTGCGGCCATAGGTGGTGCACCTGGTGGCACTGCACCTACTGGCAGTTGTCCACCGGCTATTTGAGCAGAGTAAGCATTGACTTTGTTTAAGTTTTCACCACCCAAATAACCTTTTCCGGGTGTGATAACTGATCCAGCAATAGTGCTGGCAGCAAGTAGATTGGCTTCTGTCTGATCTTTTGGACCACCTTCCATGCCCATACGCTTGGCCATGGCACCTTGATTTTTCTTCATAAACCAAGCAGATGTCTTGGCTGCCATTTCAGGATCTTTTAATAACTCTGGATCCTTGACCAGTCTGTCATCGCCAAAAAGATCTTTACTGGCTGATGCATAGTTAGCTTTTCCTGTAAGTTGTACAGCACCGCGTCCTCGATATTTGTAAGCGTCACCTTCTTCAGTGTTGCCTAATCCCATACCAGAGTCTTTACCGTACATCATTTCAGCAAACTGTTTAGGGTCTTTCTTTATTGCATCAAGCTCTTTGTCTGATTTTTTAGCAGCACGAGCACCAAATAAACTTCTGATACGCTCATTACTGGTGTTGGCATACCCTGCCAGATCTTCTTCTGCGTTGATTTTTCCGCCAGTTTCTTTCATGACACTGGCCAGGGTAGCAGTGATCATCTTGGGATCAGTGATGCCTTGATCTTGCAATGCCTTGGTCATCATGCCAAGATTATCTTTAACACCGCCAGTCATAGGTGCTGTGGATGAGACAGCACGGCCGCCAGGCGCCATCTGCGGATAGCCAGTGGCTGCTCCGCCAGCAGTAGATCCAAACGCTGATCCAGCTCCGGCAATTGCTTTACCTGTTCTAGAGTCAGTTACACCTCTATAGAATTGAGTAGGATCAATTTTATTGCCAGCTCTATCTTTTATCTCATGGTGAAGATGCGGAGCAGTGCTCTGTCCTGTGTTACCCAAGGTACCAACTTGGGTACCGGCCTTGACTGTGTCACCAACCTTGGCCATGGATTTGTCCATGTGGGCCAATATGTGCTTCATTCCGGTGGCGGCATCTTCGATCTCAACGGCATTACCAAATCCGCCGTCGCCCTTGCCTGCTTCTAAAACTCTGGTAATTTTACCAGAAATTGGTGCCATAATTGCATCGCCAATCTTGCCGCCTAGGTCAATTCCACCGTGTGCAGTTTTTCCGTCATTGCGAATCATGCCACTGGTTTGAACCATATTTTTCAATGGGTTTACCATTCCTGCAGATAGTTGTTTAGCAACCTCGGGGTCAACTGCTGCGCCTTTTTCACCGTGTGGATGAGCATGATCGTGTGCAGCCAATGCTTCCTTAGCTGTGTCACCGCCTGCTGCACCTGGTGGTGTGTGCGGATGAGCCTGATCATGTGCAGCCATAGCTGCACCGGCAGCAGCAACAGGCGAAGCATTACCACCACTGCTACCACTGCCACCACCGCCGCCAGCAGCTTGGCCACCTCCACCGGGAGCATTTGAACCAAATAGATTTGCAATAAACGAAACCATTTTGTCAAACATGCTTTCGCCTTTACGGGCTTCAGTACCTTCGCCGATACCAGTGGCAGTAGATGTCTTAACAGTGTTGGTAAAGGTGTTCAAGGCTTCTGTGAACGGAATCATGGCCTTGGTCATGTTCACTATGGTCTTGTTTAGTTCGGTGGCTCCGCTGCCCGATTTGGCTGAGTCAGAAATACCACCAGTCATCTTAGATAAACCAGAGCCTAAGATCTTTGAAAGATCAGTGTCTCTGGTGCCAAGTTCGGCATTTGTGCTAGAAATACCGTTGGTCAGCTTAGATAATCCAGCACCAAAATCTAAAGGCACTTTACCACCTTTGAGTGGTATAACTGCTTCTGTGCCGTGTAGCATGGCCAAGTGACCCGATGCAGGCCCTTTGGCTATACCGCCGTCGGCAAATTTTGGCACTTCAGCTGCTGACTCACTGAACCAATTCATAGGATTCAATTTGCTCAAAGTGTTGGCTACCCATCCAGTCACTTTGGCCAATTTACCCATGGTATTCATTACAGGAACCACACCTAACTGTATAAGATCTTGCATGGCTCGCATGGTCTTGATATTGGCTTCGGCAATTTCAACTGCGCCGCCTACTCCGCCTCGCCCTTCGCCGAGTGCTCCTTGTTCTTTTTGCACACGTGCCTGGCGCTCACCCAACGGGCCGCGCTGCAGTCTGTCATACAGATTGCCCATGTCTATGCCAGTTTCTTGTCTAAACCGACCAGTTTGTCCCATCACTTCGCCAACTGACTGCATGGAATCTTTTAAGACTGGCCCCAGTGCTCGTGCTATTTCTTCTGGGCTTCCGCCACTGGTCATTATTTCTCCAGCTCGTCCACCGCTTAGTACCTGCAGACCTTTGTTGAAATCAGTTGTTATTCCGTCAGCCAACGATCCCATTTGGGAAGCAATGTCTTTTCCGTATTCTGCTGCCAATATCTGATAAGTTTTTTCTAAGTTTGCAGCTTGTGCTTGGCCAGCTGGACCTTGTTGCTTTAATCGCTCAATTCGAGTTCTGAATTGTTCTTCGGCCATGGCCCGATTTCTTGTTTCTTCTTGTTCTTTTCTGGTAGCGCCAGTTAATCTGGTCAAAGCGTCTTGCTCTTTCATGTACTCAGCAGCACCACGTGCCAGCTGCTGGTTGGTCATGGTCTGACTCTTACCTAGTCTAGCTTGTAATGTAATGTAAGAAGCAATACTTTCTCGTTGCTCGTCATAACTGATACCAATTCGAGCCAGACTTTCTTGCAGTCCTGTATCTCTAAGATCTTTAACTACTCCGCCCATGGCCTTGGCACCTTCGGCCACAGTACCACGGAACATTACTAGGCCTTGTGCATTGGCCGATATTGTCTGCAACATCTTGCCAGCATCTTTGACATGCAAGCCAAAACTACCTAATAGACGGTTAACACCGTTTAACCCATCGCTGGTGTTTGCACCAGATGTTTGTAGATTTTTAAATACTTCAAATTGCGAATCGCCTTGCTGCGCAGCAACCACAGCAAATTTGGCCATTGTTTCAATTACTGTGGAAACAACAAAGCCGGCTTTGCCCAAATACTTTGTAAATCCAGTTACCGACTGTACTGTATTACTAATAGCAGAAGCAAAATCGCCTGCACCGGCTTCGCCTGCACCGAGTTTTTTACCTAATATTAAAGCATTTTTACCTAAGGCGTCTAATCCAGCACTGGCAGCTAAACTAGCAATACCTAATCTTTCCATGTGTTTAGTAGCACCGGCAAGTTTGGCTTTAGATGTGTCAGCTTTAGAAAGTGGGCCGCCTGCTGCGTTTTTGGCAGCCTTAACTGACGCATCTTGCGCAGATTGTCGAGTCTGACCCATGGACTTCATCACGCCTGACATCATGCGATTGATACCAGAATCCAGTTGTTTTTGACTGTCGGCCTGAGACTTGGCTATTCTATCTAAGGCACGCTGTTGAAGCTTACCTGAGGCTGTAATAGTTTTTGATAAGTCGGAACTGCTGGTCGAAGTGCCGCCTAATGTGACAGTCAGTCGGTTGATGGCTTCGGCTTGAGCACGAATCTGTTCAATCAAGGCATTTAAATCTGCGTCAGTCATAATTTCCGTGGTAAGTATACTACTATATTTACCTAAGGATTTTATATGAATTCCAATCCGCTTGCAAAGTTTTTTCGTCAACCATCAATCTACGTGCGTTTACCCAGTAACGGAATAGGGTGGGCACCTGGTTCAATCGACATGCCAGCAAATTACGAAATACCTGTGCTGCCAATGACTGCCATTGATGAAATCACTTACCGAACTCCAGATGCCTTGTTCAACGGCGAAGCAGTTACCAGTGTTATACAAAGCTGCTGCCCTTGTATCAAAGATGCTTGGTCTACTCCCAGCACAGACCTTGATGTGTTGCTGGTGGCCATACGAATTGCCAGCTACGGCCACGAAATGGATATCGAAACTCGTTGCCCCAGTTGTGACGAGGAAAATACATTTGGGCTTGACTTACGCACAGTAATTGATAATTTAAAAGCTGGTAATTTTGAAAAAACGTTCGAGCAAGGTGATTTGACATTTCATTTTAAACCGTTGAATTATCGAGAAATGACAGCCAACAGCTTGCAACAGTTCGAACAACAAAAAATGTTACAGCAAATCAATGCAGACGAAAGTACCAGCGAATCCGATAAAATGACTAACCTCAATAACATGATGCGTCGACTTGTTGAAGTAACTGTCAAAGCAATGGCACAGAGCATTACAGAAATTCGAATCCCAGATGCCATTGTAACTGATGTTGCACAAATTGAAGAATTTTTAAACAACTGCGACCGTACTATGTTTAACAGTATACGCGACTATGTGATTAAGCTACGCGAAGACAGTGAGCTACGTCCGCTTAATATTACCTGTCCGTCGTGTCAACATCAGTATCAACAAATTTTTACTTTGGATATGGCTAATTTTTTCGCTCCCGCCTCCTAGCCAGTGACATGGACCAGATTGTTTCACTGATCGGTCGAATGGAAGGGGAGGCCAAGGCAATAAGAAACGACGTAATAAAAATGTGCTGGTACATGCGAGGTGGAGTAACTTATAGCGAAGGTATGAATATGAGTTATCAAGAGCGCAATATAATCAACGATATAATTAAAGAAAATTTGGAAACAACTAAAAAATCTGGGTTGCCTTTCTTCTAATATTATGAATTTTTCTCAAGCAAAAAAAGACATAACAAAATGGATCATAGACTTTGTAGAAAAGTCCAATCCTCTGCTGAATAATTGGCCACCTTGTCCATATGCTCAACAGGCCAGACTCAATGGCAAAGTAGACATTAGACCGGGCCGCTTTAATCCCATAGATGATTTGAAACAAGTTGTAATGGGAGATTTTGAAGTATTTGCTTATGTTTACGACCGGGAACGATGGTCTGCAGCAGAATTTAACGATCTGGTTGAAACTGCGAACATATCTTATCTAGCACAGCGAGGTCTGATAGCCTTGGCTGATCACCCCGATGATGTAGAAACTGTAGCAGGTGTGGTCATGAACCAAGGCACATACGCTATTGTATTTGTACAAGACTTGGCTAAACTCAATCACTTTGCTCGGATACTAGGTAAGAAAGATTTTTACAAGAATTGGCCGGACGAATACCTAGCGGTGTTGTTTGCCGGTCGTGATGACCCTAGACTATGACATATGAATATGCCCGCATTGATCTAGCTAAAACTACATATCAGGCCACTGTGAATTGGCAATACCTGCGCAATCCTGATATAGCCCAGCTCAATGACATTTACAGAACATACTGTATCTATCGACATTTTGGATCTGTGATGCCTATTTTTGATAGTCAGTATCGTGATCCCGACACAGATGTGATCGGCTATTACGATGCAGAACGATTAGTAGCTTTCTCTTTGATCAAACGTTATGATGCTGAAAATGCACTATGCGCTCAGTTTGCGTGGACGTACAGCAAACCACGGCAGAGATTAGGAATAGAAAGTTTAAAAACAGAATGTGCCATCTATAGAGAACGAGGGTTCAAATACTTGTACTTGGATCAAGCACACTTGTACAAACAAGTCTTAGAAGGCTTTGAACTGTTAGGACCATTACAATAAAGGACAGCAATGGCAGACATATATCATATTTGGGCAAACAAAGAAGGCGAGATCAGTGACATTGATTGGGTCTCTAACATGCGCAGCTTCCTGCAGCATTTAGTTGATGAGAACAAGATGGAATCGTTTAGAATCACAAGATGCAAAATGGGATTTCGTAGTATTGCTGACATGCCTGAGTGGCACATTATGATGGAGTTCACTGGCATGGCTCAAATGGATAATGCGTTTAAACGTGTTGCTCCACTTGAAGGTGAACTGGAAACTAAACACAAGTCATTTAATCAATTCGTTGATTGTTCAACCATCCAACATGCGCTATTCAGGGATTTTCCTGACGAGTTATAAGATGAACTGCGTTCATCTGTTCCTTTCGCTTGCGCTCAGTAACGCTATTTCTTAATCAATTAGTACAAGAAAGCAGTTGTAAGTATCTCATCTAGAACTACGATCCACACTTAGCCCGCACAGGGCTAAGAAAAATCATACCTCATCTGAGTCTGACTTCACCACACTAGCGTTAGAGCATTACAGAGGCGGTTGTCCTGTACCTCGAGCTCCGTCTTATACAACGGCAGCTTATACACATACGCAGTCATATGTATAAACCCAGGGTTTTTCTCCCTTCTTTTTGCTTTGTTT